GCTGCAGCTGCAGGTCCTCGAAGCGGATTACATCGACACCTCGCGCCATGGCATCACGCTGCCGAACGGCGGCCGCATCATCTACGGCATCGAGTTCGACCCGATCGGCCGGCGCGCCGCGTACTGGCTGTTTCCGAATCACCCCGGGAATTCCATCTGGCCGTCGACGGCATCCGTGCGGATCCCGGCCGATGGCGTGCTGCATATCTTCCGGCCGCACCGCCCGGGCGCGGTCCGCGGGGCGTCGTGGTTCGCGCCGGTGTTGCTGCGGTTCAAGGACTTCGACGAGTACGAAGATGCGGTCCTACTAAAGCAGAAGATCGCGGCCTGCTTGGCCGTCATCACCAGCGACGTCGACGGATCCGCGACACCGCTCGGGACGGCCGACGATTCGATCGCGCCGGGCGTCGACTCGCTGGAGCCGGGGGCGATTTTGAACGTGACGGCCGGCCGGTCCGTCGAGGTCGTCCAACCGCCGACGGTGGCCGACTATCCGGACTATGCGCGCGTGAGCCTGCGCGCGATCGCGACGGGCCTCGGCGTCACCTACGAAGATTTGACCGGCGATTATCAGAACCTGCCGTTCAGCGCCGCGCGGATGTCGCGGATCCGGCACTGGGCGCGCGTGGACGACTGGCGCTGGCGGTTGCTGATCCCGCAGTTCTGCGATCCCGTCTGGAACTGGGCGATGCAGGCCGCGGCGGTCGCGAACCTGGTGCCGGACGCGTGGCCAGCGGCGCAGTGGACGCCGCCCCCGATGCCGATGCTCGAGCCGGACAAGGAAGGTCTCGCGTATCAGCGCCTCATTCGCAACGGCCTGATGACGCAGTCAGATGCGATTCGCGAGCGCGGGTACGATCCCGACGAGCTGTTCACCGACATGGCCGCCGACAACGCCAAGCTGGACAAACTCGGCCTCGTCCTCGATAGCGATCCGCGCTACCAGACGCAGGCCGGCCAACTGCAAAGTGTCGCCAACAACAACGGGAGTCCCAATGCCGACAGCAGCCAAAACTGACGCCGACCCGAAGCCGGCCGCCGCGGAACACACCAGCACCGACCGCCTGCACGCGCTCATGCAGAAGATTCGCGCCGGTCTGAACAAGGAAGCCAGCGTCGATCCGAGCGACAAGCCGCTGGCGTGCAAGGCGTGCTATACGCGCGGATGGATGGCGGCGTTGAAGTCACTCCTCGAGGCCTGATGATGCTCGAGCCGTTGGAACGGCGGTCGGCCGAGGATCGCCGCGCGCCTGGGCGCGGCGGCGGCCGGCGTGTCGACGATCCCGATCCGGTTCCCCTGCACGAGTTGACCACGAAACAGCGGCAACTCCTCGAGGTGATCGCGCGGGTCGAAGACGTGACGGGCGAGCCCTGCTCCGGTAATTACCTGGCGCGCCGATTCAACGCGCATCACACCAGCATTCGTGAACGGTTAACCAAGCTCTATCGCGATGGGTGGTTGAAGTCGCCGAATGCGCCGGCGTCACTTCGCCGTCCGCTCCTCTAGTCCCCCGACAAAGTCTCGGGCCCGACACTTTGTCGGGCCTCCTCCACCTGCGGACCGCCGCACGATGAAGCCGTGCTGCAGTCTCAGACGGTCGATCTTCCCCCGCTCTCAATTCGCGCAGACGTTGGCACCGTCGACGCAGAGAAGCGCACGGTCGATCTGATCTTCTCGACAGGCGCCGCCGTCGTCCGGTCCGACTTCTGGAGCGGGAAGCAATATCGGGAAGTGCTCTCGATGGAGCCCGCGCACGTGCGCTTGGCACGCCTGAACGCCGGCGCGCCGCTGCTCGATGCGCACTCGGCCTGGTCGATCGCCGACGTCCTCGGCACGGTCGAAAGCGGCACGGCCCGCATCGAAAAAGGCCACGGACTCGCGACCGTCCGGTTTGCGACGGGCGATCCGGACGTGGATCGCGTCTGGAACAAAGTTCAGCAGGGCATCGTTCGCAGCGTGTCCGTCGGATACCGCGTCTACAAATTTCAGGAAGACACGCCGAAAGACGGCGGCATTCCGACGCGCACCGCGATCGATTGGGAACCGTTCGAAATTTCGATGGTCCCGATGCCGGCCGACACCGGCGCGAAAGTGCGGAACGGCGACAAAACGAACACCAATGCCTGCGTGATCGTGCGCAGCCACCACCTGACCGACGCGGATCGGATGCGCCGATTCCGCCTGGCGCTGGCCCGCGCCTAACGAGGAGAACATGGACAGACTCACCCTCACGCCGTGGTTGGTCGCGCTCATCGTGGGCATCGCCCAGGCGCCGACGGACATTTACAAAGTGTGCGCATGGAACGCCGGCACGTTGAAGCTCGAGCCGTGGCGCCGGAAAACGCTCGGCACGCTCCGCAGCGCCACCCAGACGATCCGCGCCTGGCTGGCCTCGCTCTGCACGCCGCGCGTGGCCTTTGCGTGCGGTGCGGTGCTCCTTGCGCTGTTGGTGCTTCATCAGACCGCGGCGCCGCATGGCGTGCTGCTCGCGACTGTGCCGGCCGGCGCGGCGCTGAAGGCGAAGCGCGCGAAGTTGGTACGCGAGGCCAACGCGCTCCGGAATGCTGACGGCACCTTCGCCGACGATGACGCGCGGGCCAAGTTCGACGCGAAGATGACCGAGATCGAACAGCTGGATGCTCGCTCGACCGGCGCGTCGGAAACCATCGTCGAGCGAGGCCTGCTCGATACGCCGGCCGATCAGGTCGACGACGCTGAGGCCGCGGAGCCGACCGACGCCGACCGGGCCGTCGCGGCCGAGCGGTCGCGCGTGCAGGGCATCACGCAGGCCTGCCGGGCGGCGCGGATGCCGCAGGCGACGGCCGACAAGCTCATTGCCGACGGCGTGTCGCTCGTCGACGCCCAGACCCGGATCTTCCAGGAGCTGCAGGCCAGGAATGCGCAGGACCGCGGGCCGATGCAACCGTCGGGCACGCGCGTCGAGTTCGTCGGCGAGGACCCGCTCGTGCACGTTCGTGCCGGCATCGAGAACGCGCTCCTGCATCGGATGCATCCGCGCAACCCGGTGACGAAGCAGGGATTCGAGCTGACCGACGAGGGCCGCCAGTACCGTGGCATGACCATCCTCGACGCCGGCCGCCGGTTCCTCGAGGCGCGCGGCATCCGCACAACGTCGATGTCGCGGATGGATCTGGCTGGCGCGCTGCTCGGGTTCCGGGCGGGCGGCTACCACACGACCTCCGACTTCGCGAACATCCTCGCCGATCTGCCGAACAAGCTGCTGCGCCAGGCGTACCTCGAGGCGCCGCAGACCTTCGGCCGCATCGTGCGCTACATGACGCTCGCGGACTTCAAAAAGGCCCGCCTGCTGCAGCTCGGCGAGGCACCGGCGCTGCTGGCCGTCGGCGAGCACGGCGAGTACCTCGATGGGACCATCGGGGACAGCAAGGAAGAAATCCAGCTCAGCACCTACGGCCGGAAGTTCTCGATCACGCGCCAGGCGCTCGTGAACGACGACACCGATGCGTTCTCGCGCGTGCCGATGGCCTTTGGCCGACAGGCGCGGAACAAGGAAAGCGATCTCGTCTGGGCGGAGATCACGAACAACGCGGCGATGAACGACACGATCGCGCTGTTCCACGCGAGCCACAACAACCTGTCGGGCACGTCGGACGCGCTCTCGGTTGCGGCGATCGGCGCCGGCCGGACGGCGATGCGGCGGCAGACCGGCATCGACGGCGTGTCGCTCATGAACCTGAATCCCGTCACGCTGATCGTGCCGGCCACCAAGGAAACGCTCGCCGACCAGTTCGTCAGCACGAATCTGCTGGCGAGTCAGTCGAGCAGCGTGAATCCGTTCGCCGGCAAGCTGACGGTCGTCGCCGAGCCGCGGCTCGACGTGAACAGCACCACCGCGTGGTATCTGGCCGCCTCGCCGGACCAGATCGACATGATCGTCCTCGCGACGCTCGAGGGCGAAAACGGCCCGCGCGTCGACAGCCGGGTCGGGTTCGAGGTCGACGGTATCGAAATCAAGATCTCGCATGACGTCGCGGCGAAGGCCGTCGATTTCCGCGGGCTCTACAAGAACGCCGGCGCCTAATAGGCGCGCAGGTCGGAGCCCCGCAGACGCGCGACTCGATTACAGGAGCTGAGAGGACATGAAAACCTTCGTGCAAAAGGGCGACACGATGACCCTGGCGCCGGGCGCCGACGTGGCGACCGGTACCGGATTCCTCTTCGGCGCTGCCCTCTTCGGTGTCGCGGTCCGCGACGCGAAGAACGGCGTCGCCTCGGAATTCCAGACCACCGGCGTCGTGACCATCGCCAAGACGTCGGCGCTGGCGATCTCCGTCGGCGACCGGCTGTTCTGGGATCCGACGAACAAGGTCGTCAACAAAACGACGACGGCGCAGCAGTGCGTCGGTGTCGCGGTCTCTGCCGCGGCGAACCCGAGCGCGACCGTTCAGATGAAACTCGGGCAGTACCTGCCGGTCGCGACGTAGTCCCGTGGACCTGGCGGCCGTCGAGACGCTGGCGCTCGGCGCGATCTACGACACGCTCGGCGTGCCGGCGACCGTGACCCGGCCCGCGCCTGATGACATGCCGATTGTGACGACCGCCGTCTGGCACGACGCGAGTCAGGTCGACGCTGGCTTCGACCTCCACCGGCGCGAGCCGAAGCGGGTCCTGGCGCTGACGACTGCGGCGGTGGCGAGCGTGCCGGCCGGGACGGTGATTCAGGCGCCCGAACGCGCCGGCGGCCCGGTGCAGCGCTGGCGGG